CGATGATATGGAAATAAATCTTGCCATCCACATACCAACGGCGAAATATCTCGTAGCCTTTTGTATCAAAAGACATGAGGCGAAGTATGTTCTTGAACTCTTCCTCAATCTTGTTCTTGATCTTTGGAGTCAAAGCAACGGTTGAATCGTTGACGAAGGACAACTTGATCGGCATCTTGCCAGGTTCGGTGACGATTGCCTCGTTCACAATGTCATCGATTGCTACTTCGCAAATCGGATCCATTGACATTTCGCGGTACTTTGCTACAAGTTCAAAATCATTGCGAACCGATCCATCAAGATCGACATATTGACCATAAAAACCACCAGCCTCAACCGGAATGGCACCATCGTCCGTGGTTGGAACCACGAACGACTTAAGTGCCTTGTATTCCGATTGCTGCTTCTTCGACCGTTCTAGTTTGAAGCCGAACAATTCCATGTTTTACACCTCTCTATTGCCTGACTTCAGATCAGGTCGTTGTGCCGACTAGTTCATAGTATTGGTAAGACAGCGATACGCTGAATTCGGAGATTGCGGACTTGCTTTCGAATGAAAGTTCTACTGCTCCTACTTCCTTTGGATAGCAACCAATGAACTTATATGTGCAGATTGCGTTTCCTTCGCGTGTCAGGGGCTGAACTGCCCAATCCATCAAATACGAATTGAAATTGTTTGGACCAACATTGCTCTGATACGAGTTGATGAGGTTAGACCAAGACTCAAACGACTTGCGTAGGTTGTAGGAACCATCGTTGTAAACCTTGAGCGACCAATCCGCAAAAGTGCGGTCGGCGGGGAATTTGAGAGTTCTTCCCATGAAGTTGGCTGTTCCTTCACCCAAGGTAGCAGCAGGAATCTGTGCGCCCTTGCAGAGGAAGGTAATCTGACTGTTGGAGTTGCCGTTGTTGAGCAGTCCTCCGACAGAACTGATTGCACCAGCCGCCGCTGTGCCGAAGATTGCTCCTGCCACGCCTGCTGCTGCGTTGATGGCTCGGGAACCTCCGCTTGGGAAAGAACCTGTGACCAAGTAAAGATTGTCTCTCGCACCACCATTAATAAGGTTCGCTCGGAAAGCGTCTATGCTGAATTGGCTGTATGCCATTTAAGGTCTCCTTTTCCTTATTTAGGGGGTGTTTAGCCGCCTACTTCTGTGAACGAAACGCCTGTCTTGGTAGCGATGAAGTTCAATTGGATGAAATTGATGCTACGGGCAGGCTTGATATAGATGTCCGCAACGAAACGATTGCCGTCAATTACCTCTGCGGTATTGTTCGACTCATCGCACTTGACAAGGAAGTCGGTGATACCACGGCGATTCTGAACATCGCGGAGGAATGGCTCGACCATCGAACGGAATTGCGAACGGGTAAACGCATCGTTGAACTCGAACAGGCTGTACTTTGCGGCAGTTGCAATTGCCTTCTCAAGAACAATGAAGAGGCGGCGAACATTGATGCGGTCGAATGCCGAGGGCTTGGTCTGTGCAGTCTTGTCACCGAACAGCAATGTCCCTTCTCCTGGCATGGTAATGACAGGATTGATGGCGTTTTGATATAGATCATCACGGTGCGTCTTGCTTGGATTGTAGGCAAGGCGAATCGTGTTGCGAATCACTCCACGATTGAATCCTGCGGGCGAATACCAAGGATCATTGGAAAGATCGGTACGAGCGCAAAGACCCGCAATGTCGGCGTTCAGCGGAACATAGCGATATGTGTCATTGTACGAATCGTACTGATACTTGTAACCTGTGTCGATCACAGTATACGAGGAATTGCCAACCGAGTTTCTAAACGACTTTGCGGCTGCCAACTTTGATGCCTCGGAAGCAGAAGGATTATTGACTTCGGGAGAAACAAATGCAACACAGTCCTTTCTTGCATCTACAATATCACGAAGAAGCATGGCATTCGTTGCACCAATTGGTCCTCCGATCAATAGCGACACATCCGATTGATCAGGGTCGGCAAAGAGTCTGTAGCCTTTGCCTTCAACAAACAACTGGCTCGGAGAACTTTCAAATTCTCCTGTTCCTCCTTGCAGTTCAAGGCGGAAGATACTTCCAGTCATTCCTGCATGATAACCTGTTCTGTATCGTACTCCTGCGATTACTGATGCGGAATTGAATGACCATGTACCCGCTCCTGCATAAGTATCAGAGGTCAATCCCGAACCCGTAACTGCTCCTGCAACGAATTGAGTTCCAGAAAGCGTGCTGATTGAACCAACAGCAGCAAGATACTTGGATTCCGTGTTGATCTTGCTCTTGAAGTAAGTGCTTGTTCCATCTTGCAATCTTGCATTGGGATCAAGAGACAATCCTTGGAAACGCTCAAGAACTGTGTTAATTGTTCCGCTGAACTGTCCAAGACGATCAAGAACGATCATGTGGAACTCATCGTTTGCTCCTGTGATGCCTAGCGTGGTTCCTGCATAGTAAGAAGTATTGGGAGCCGAATCGAATTGGCTTCCGTATGTCCATGCAGCAAATGAAGTTGCTCCTGCATCTGCTCCGCAAATTTCGACCGCGAGGCTATTGCCGAGGTTGCCAGGATACTTGGCGCAGAACAAGCCAGATGCTGTACTGACAGTTGGAAGATCGGTGTCGCTATTGGGTATGTAACCCTGCGAACCTGTTTGACCTGCATTGGCAGCGGATGCGCTGTCTGCGGTCACGCGAACAACTTGAAGATTGTTTCCGTAGCCAAGGAAGTTGGCTGCGCTGAACCAATACTTGTAGTTGTCATCGTTTGGTGTTCCATAAAGGGCAACGAGATTGGCGACATCGGTCACGATTACGCGCTGATCTGCTGGACCCCACTTGAAATATCCCGCAATACCGGCATTGGTAGTTGCTACCGCAGGAATGATTGTGGTTAGGTCTCTCTCTGTGATTGACACACCAGGACTAATTTGGAATCCCATATGGGCGGTCTCCTGTGATTATTCAAAAGTTGCGAACGACATTATTTAGCATTTCTACCAGTTAGCCCCACCATAGAACGGTTCATCGGAAAAAGGATCGTTTTGTCGCAAACGAGTTTCTTTTGGAGTCATTTCTCTGGCAAGATCAATCTCGTCCTGTGAGCGTTCATCATCGATACCCATTTCTAAAAACCCAAATGGAACCAAATCTTCTTCCAACTTTTTAAGTTTGTCCTCAAACAGTCTGCGGCGAATGTCGGTGTTTACCAAGTCCTTGAAGTAAGGCTGTGTCGTGAGCCAACCAAACATCACCAATGTCGCAATCAAGTCATCGTTATAGCCTGGACTTGCCTCATACGCTGCGCCCTTGGCGACATAGGTGGAAAGTTCCGCAATTGTGTCGAAGTCATTCAATATCATCTTGTCATTTTCAATCATTTCCTTCAGTACGAGGCATCCCGTCTTCTTGATTTGATTTGACATTTTGATGCCATATTGAACTCGTCCCGTGCCGAACCCTTCTCCTGCCTTCTGACCTTTCTTGCCCTTGACGGTGATGTTTATGATGTTCTCGTATTCAAGTTCTTCGCGCAAGATGTCCGATACTTGTTGTCCTGTGTCATTCAATTCAATGAGGGTATATGCCTCGTTGTACCTGTTTCCAAGAACTTCAAGAAGATTGGGGAAAACCATCACGGGCATGGTGTTGTTTCTGAATCTGGCAACCACCTTGTACGGCAATTCGGTTGCATCCACAACAGTTGCTGCATGATAGTCTTGACCCTGACCGCGAGAGGTATCAACGCACATGGCATAGATGTGGTTCTTGACAGGAGCCTGGTACACCACAAGACCTTCATCGCTTTGATAGATTGGTTGCTCGTAAGTCAGGGCTGTGATCTTGGATGCCCTGATTAGGGTGTCTTCCGAACCAAGGAATTCGCATTCATATTCCTGATACCAAAGCCTTTCGTTGCCAAGGCTCTTCTTGGTAATTTCTTTCCATTTAGCGTCACGACCAGGTATCTCGCTCCACTTTGCTTCAATTGGAATGTATTCGTTTCTCTTTGCTTCCGCATCTTTCCACAACTTGTAAAACATGTTCATTCCGCGAGGAGTGGAGACAATGACCACCTTGGATGTCTTGCCCGAGGAAATAGTCGGGTACACCGAGGAGAAGAATTCCTGTGCGATGTTTTCGGGAATGTGTGCAAACTCGTCAAGGAGAAGGAAGTTGAAACTGTCACCACGAACAGCAGATGCGCTAGTTGCAGCAGACACGACCTTTGATCCGTTTTCCAATGTAAAACTTAATTTGTTCCATTCAATAACGCCTTGCTGCAACCACTTTGGAAGATTTTCATATGCAAACTTCAGACGGCTCAAGAGTTCGCTTGCCGTCTTCAACTTGTTTGCAAGGATTGCAACCTTGTAGTTAGGGGTAAACAGAATGCTGTAAAGGATATAGCCCAACATGACTGTAGACTTGCCGCTCTGACGAGGAATCTTTGAAATTACGAATCGATTGCTGTGTATTGCCTTGACGATGCGCCGCTGGAATGGATACATCTTGAACACAATCGGTCCTTGATCCAATGATACGATCTTCATGTAGTTTTCGAGAAAATACAGAGGATCCTTGGAGCATTTAACATACTCCGCCAATTGCTCCTGCGTATAGTCCAACTGAACATTCGGTCCCTTGAGCAGGGGGTTTCCGAGATAACTATCTCCTTCCTTACGGGGCATTCTCGCCTTCCTTCTGATCCTCAATCATCTTGTTGTTTGCATTGCGAAGCATCTTTTGCAAGTCTGCTGTGTTTCCTACGAATATGCTGTTATTGGTGACATTCGTTGTTTTGCCTGGTTCCTCTCGCTTGATGTCCTTTATCTGCTTGTGAAGATGCATCAACTTGTTGTTTGCTTCCAAGGAAGAAGCAATCAATTGAGCGACTACCTCGTATGCGCGTGGACTCTGGCTTTCCACCGCAACCTCAAGGATTGTCTCTATTGCTTCTTCGGATTTCTCTATGATGCGTTTCAGGTTCTCACGAACTTCCGAATAATCCCTGTCGGCATCGGTTCTGTTCACCTTGACCGAC